GAACTTCAGCGACAACAGCAACACGACTGCTGCAACGCTTGGCAAGGACTACAGCGGCAACGGCAACAACTGGACGCCCAACAACTTCAGCGTCTCTGCCGGTGCGGGTAACGACTCCTTGGTGGACGTGCCTACCAACTGGGGTGTGGACACAGGTACGGGTGGGGAAGTGCGGGGGAATTACTGCACGCTGAATCCGCTGAAAAATACAGCAACAGTACTTGATGGAAATCTAAGAGTAACGAATCCGGGTTCCTCTGGGTATTACACAACATTTGCAACGATGGAGATGACATCGGGCAAATACTATTGGGAACTCACTGTTGATGATGATGGCGCGAATTCTCGCATATTTGGATTTGGCGTTTCTGATCCATCAATAACACTTCCAACAGTCGGAACCTCAGTTACAGCAAACACCACGGCATCTAATTCAAGGGGTTGGGTGCAATTATTCCGATCTGCGGTTTCTGTTGTTACTACTGGTCTTTACAACAATGGCGCGTCTGTAAACACAACAACTCGCGCAACCACTAGCGGGACTGACCGCATCTTTATGGTTGCCTATGATGCAGACACTGGTAAGTGTTGGATGGGGTATCAAGGGACATGGTGGACGGGTGACCCGGCAGCGGGTACTAGCCAGTATTTTACGGCGACCGCGCCAATGATGCCGGTTCTCAATGCATTCAACGATGGCAGCGTTAGTACATTCGGTACTGCCATCAACTTCGGCCAACGCCCCTTCGCCTACACCGCGCCTAGCGGCTTCAAGGCACTCTGCACGCAGAACCTGCCGACTCCTACTATTGGGGCGACGAGCACGACGCAGGCGGGGAAGTATTTCGACATCGTGCTTCGCAATGGTGGCGGCTCATCAGGCGGCACCTACAACACCACGGTAAATATGTCGAACGGCGCTCTGCTGTGGGACAAGCCGAGGAACCAAGCATCAGCCAACTACTTGGTTGACTCTGTTCGTGGCATCTCTAAGAACCTGAGAAGCAACACGACAGATGCCGAGGCAACCGACGCCACTTGGTTCACCGGGTTCAATAGCAGTTCGTTCACGACCGGAAGCAGCGACTGGTCAACGGGCTATACCGTTGTTGATTGGATTTGGGCTGCAAACGGTTCCGGTTCAAGCAACACCGCAGGCAGCATCACCAGTACGGTGAGCGCGAACACGACTAGCGGGTTCAGCATCGTGACTTATACGGGCAATGGAACGAACGGCGCTACGGTTGGGCATGGGCTAGGTGTTGCCCCTAGTTTCTTTGTTGTGAAAGAAAGAAACGGCAGCAGCAGTTGGGTTGTTTATACGGCTGTGACTGGTAATACGCAGTTTTTGGTCTTAAACAATACAGATTCCGCACAGACCGCGAGCACCCTCTGGAACAACACATCTCCAACATCAACCGTTTTTACGGTGGGAACTTCTGGAGCGGTGAATACCAATACCTCAACCTATGTCGCCTACTGCTTCGCAGAAGTCCCCGGCTACAGCAGGTTCGGCAGTTACACAGGCAACGGCAGCAGCGATGGGCCGTTTGTGTTCACAAACTTCAGACCGCGCTATGTGATGGTCAAGGTATCAAGCACCACAAACTCTTGGGTTGTTCTTGATGCGGCTAGAAGCCCGTCCAATGTGGCGTTGAATTCTTTGTTTCCAAATTTGTCGAATGCCGAGAACACGGCAGATTTGGGGATGGACTTTCTTTCTAACGGTTTCAAGATTAGAAACTCAAATGCCAACTCAAATGAGAACGGCCAAACATTCATCTTCGCTGCTTTCGCGGAGAATCCTTTTAAATACAGTTTGGCGCGGTGATGGGAACTTTAATCAACATGATCGGTGAGAAGTTTGGAAGGCTTCTCATCACATCTCGCGCCGAGAACTGTGGAACTCGGGCAGCATGGCATTGCGTCTGCGAATGTGGAAAATCTTTGGTTGTTGATGGGAAGAAACTTAGGACTGGACACACACGTTCATGTGGATGTTTCCGTGCGGAAGTAAGTGCGCCAAAACAAGGGCGATCCAACATCAAGCATGGGAAGTCTCGGACTAAAGGATATCGGAGATACCACAGTAGACTTCGGGAAATTGCAGAGTCTCGTCAAACACCGTGCTGGGCTGACAGAGGCAAGATTCGTGAAATCTATGTCAACCGACCAGAAGGGCATCATGTGGATCACATCGTGCCGTTGCGAGGAAGGAATGTGTGTGGGTTCCATATTGAATACAACCTTCAATATTTGCCTGCAGAGCAAAATATGAAGAAGCACAACACGTTCAAAGGAGCATGAAATGTTTGCACTCATCAACGACAACAACGTCACGCAAGTCGGTGAACTGACTGCGCTGTTCCCCAACACCTCATTCCCTGCCGGGTTCAATCAGGCCGAGTTTGCTGCTGAGCAAGGCGCACTAGAGGTCATTGAGGGCGAGCGCAAGGACGAGCGGTTCTACTGGGTCACCTTCAGCCACTACGAAGTGCAGGGCGACAAGGCTGTGCGCGTCTACACCAACACGCCCAAGGCGCTTGAGGATGTCACCGAGACACCTGAAGGCCAGACCGAGCCGATCACCACCAAGGGACTCAAGAGCAACTGGATCGCCCAGGCTAAGGCTGCGGCAGGCTCTGCTCTCGCGGCTACCGACTGGATGGTCATTCGCAAGGCCGAGCGCGGGGTGGAGATCCCGGCTGAGGTGGCGGCTGAACGAGCCAAGATCATCTCGGACTGCACCGCCAAGGAAGCGGCTATCGCTGCTGCTGCAACTGTGGAGGCATTGATCGCGGTTGTTGCGCCTGTCAATACAGAGGAGCCGTGATAAATGGTCAGCGAAGTGGAGTCCAAGCTCATGACTCATGAAGCTGTTTGCGCCGAGCGTTATGCTGGCATCAATGCTAGGCTCAAGCGCTTGGAAACGATTCTCATCGGTAGTGCCGGGGCCATCATCCTGTTACTGCTGGGGCTTGTCATCAAGGTGTAGCCGTGATCGACCCGATCACCGCAATGGCGGCCGTCAGCACGGCCGTCAACCTCATCAAGAAGGCCAGCAAGACCGTCGATGACGTGCGGTCGCTCGGCCCTCTCCTGGGCAAATACTTCGACGCCAAGAACGAGGCCACAAAGGCTGTCAGCCAGGCCAAGAAGAAGGGCGGCAGCAACATGGGGGCGGCCATCCAAATCGAGATGGAGCTCATGCAGCAGCGCCAGTTCGAGGAGGAACTCAAGATGATGTTCTTCCAGACCGGCAACGCTGACGTTTGGCAGGACATCCAGCACCGCGTGGCGCAGATGAACCGCGACGATGCCCTCGAGGCAAAGCGCGAGAAGGAAGCCGCAGCCAGGCGCAAGAAGCAGATTGCCCAGGCCATCGAGACCGCGATTGGCGTGGTCATCATCGTGCTCACGCTGGGCGGCATGGCCTACATGGCCTACCTGGGATACGACCATTGCAAGGCAGCCAAGAGCTGCGGATTCTGATGTTCAAAGCACCACCAATCACCGCGTCGCGCTCCGAGCGCGAGGCCTACGTCAAGCAATGGGCTGCGCTGACGATCTCCATCTTCGCCCTATTGCTGGCCGTCAACGGGATGTTCGGCGGCAGCAACTCGAGCAAGGTGCTCAACGGCACCATTGCGGCAAACAACTATTGGGCCTGGTTCCAGGCCAAGAACGTGCGCGCCACCATCTTTGAGACCGCCGGTCTGGACGACAAGGCGGCCAAGCAGCGCGCCGACATGGAGGAGATCTCGGCCAAGGCTAAGGAGGCAGAGGCCTCGCGTGACCAGGCTAAAGCGCGCAGCCCCTGGTTCAGCTACGCCGGCATGGCGCTGCAGCTGGCCATCGTCCTAAGCTCCGCGGCCATCCTGGCCGTGATGATGCCCCTGCTGTGGGCCAGCATTGCCGTGGGTGGTGCCGGCCTGTCCCTCTTCATCTACGCCATGGTGATCTGATGCTGCCAATCGTCGCTTCCATCGTCTCGGGCCTCATCTCCAACGGTCTACCCAAGGTGGCCGACGCTGTCATGGAGAAGGGGGTGGACTACGTCCAGCAGAAGCTCGGCGTCGAGCTCAAGCCCGAGGGGCAGATGGACGCGGCCGATGTCGCCAAGCTCAAAGAGGCGGCCATGAAGCATGAGGAGTTCATGGCCGAGATCGACCTCAAGAATATGCAGGGCGCTCGGGATATGCAGCTCAAGGCCATGGAGTCGGACGACCCGCTGGTGCGGCGCTTCGTCTACTACTTCATCGGTTTCTGGTCGATCCTCTCCGCGACCTACATCGGCTTCATCACGTTCGGCGCGATCCCGGCCGACAACATCCGATTCGCGGACACCATCCTGGGCTTCGTGCTGGGCACCATGGTGGCCTCGATGTTCCAGTTCCTGTTGGGCTCGAGCATCGGCAGCCGCAAGAAGGACGAGAAGAAGTGAGGCCTGGCATTGACCAGCTCAAGGCTGCCGGCATCAAGGCCGAGGTGGCAGAGCGCTGGCTTCCCCACGTCCAAAACGCATTAGCCAGGGTTGGTATTGAGACTGAGCGCCAGGTGGCCGCCTGGCTGGCGCAGACCGCGCATGAGTCGGGCGGCTACACCCTGCTGCAGGAGAACCTCAACTACAGCGCCGACGGCATGGCGGCCATTTGGCCTGGCCGCTTCGCGGTGCTGGGCGCGGACAAGAAGGCGGTCAAGGCCAACGGCAAGAACCAGCCCAACAAGTTCGCCTTGGCCCTGCACCGCAAGCCCGAGATGATCGCCAACGTGGTGTATTCGGCGCGCATGGGCAACGGCCCGATTGAGTCTGGAGACGGCTGGCGCTATCGCGGGCGCGGCCTCAAGCAGCTCACGGGCAAGGACAACTACACCCGCTGCGGCCAGGGCCTGGGCCTCGACCTGGTGGGCCAGCCCGACCTCCTGCTCGAGCTCGAGCACGCGGCCGCATCGGCAGCCTGGTTCTGGGTGTCGAACAAGTGCGGGCCCCTGGCCGACGCCGACGATTTCGTCGGCCTGACCAAGCGCATCAACGGGGGCACCATCGGCCTGGAGGATCGCCAGCGCCGGTACAAGGCCGTGCTGGCGACCCTGGCCTAGATCAGCCGCCAGCCGATCAGGAACAGCTCGGCGAGGATCCTGGCCACCAGGCCAAACACAATCCAGCCCAAGATCAGGCCGCCCACCCAGCCCGCCAGCGCCTTCATTTCGCAGCTCCGAGCGCGGCAAGTCGCTGCTGGTAGCCAGCCAGGTGGCGCACCCGCTTGATGCTGTCCATGCGCTTCATCATGTCGTCGTTGGCCTCGCGCAGCTCGCGCAGCCTGGTCATGCGGTCACGCGGGGCGACCTTGCCTGCCCTGGCGGTGCGGTCGGCCAGCGCCTCATAGGCGTCCTGCCACTCCTCCAGGCTGCCGTGCGTGGAGAACGGCTCATCCTTGCCGGGCACCATGAGCGGGAAGCCTGGGATGTTCTCGGGCTCATCGGGCTCATTGATCTCGACCTCGGTGACCTCGAGGTGCTCGAGGACTACCACGTCAGGTTCGGCAGCGGGTTCTGCAGCTTCGGCAGCCACGTTCTGCAACTCTGATTCGGCGGGCGGCACGGCCATGATCTCGGCCTCGGTGACGGCCGGGGCCTCGAGCTCCAGGGGCGGTGCCGGCGGTGCGATCACGTCCAGCGGGTTGGCCGGCTTGCGCGGCGTGATGTCCTTGGCCGGCCGACGCTCCTCCTCGGGGTAGTCCTCGGCCTCCTCGGCGGTGATGAGGCCCTTGAGTACGTCGGGGAAGGCGTCGCGCAGGGCGAAGCCGCGGGCGCGCATCTGCAGCATCCGCTTGGGGTAGGCCTGCCAGGGGCCCTGTTTGCCCCACAGCCCAGCCCGCCTGGCATCCTCCACGCTGAAGCGGACGATGACCGGGTTGCGCCCCTTGCGCCTGGCCACGCAGACAGCTGCGAACTTGCCCGTGCCCTCCTCGCCCTCAAAGTTTTCATCGATCCCGTCGCACGCCGGCGAGGCCTGCACCAGGGCCATGGCGGCATCCCCGTACACGCTGGGCTTGCCGTTGATGACGGCGATGTTCTGCAGCGCCTGCATGGGCGCCAGGCCGATCTCATAGCCCCATTGCACGCAGACCAGGATGTCCTGCGGTTTGCCCTGGTAGGCCTTGGGAACCATGTTGCTGCCGGCCAGCATCTCGCTGAATTTCATGGCCTCGGTGATGGTGGCTGGCGCAAATCCACGTTGGTTGACAGTTGTCAATTGCATGAGTCTTCCCCCGGCAGATACTGCTTCAACGTTTCAAAAACCAAACTCACAATGGCGGTCACCATCTCATCAGCGTCGTCGTCACTAATGCCTGGCAGGGCAGTCTTGACGGCCAGCAGCGCCCTGGTATGGGCCTCGGTCAGGGTGTCAAATGCGTGATCGATCTTCATGCTGCAAGCTCCTTGATGGATACGGTGGACTGCCGAATGCTGTAAGCCTCCTTGGCCGGCACGGCCTTGGCCGGCTGCGCCTTGTAGTGGCGCATCCCCCAGCTCACCATCCACTTGCCGGCGCGGCCACGCTCCGCGTCGCCCAGCACCTGCTTGATCTCCTTTTCGCATTCCTCGATGGACTTTTCGGCCGACTTGATCGTGGCCTTGGCCGCCACGATGCTGGCCGCCAGGGCCTCGACCCCAGCCGGCAGGTCAACGGTTTTATCCTGCGCCACGGGGTGGATGCGGTCGAGCTCGCGGCTTGAATGCGGGGGATACCAATCGATCTCGCCGTCGCGGGTGTACTTGTCCAGCTTCTGCTGGAACTCCATGACCGCCTTGATGATGGCCTTCTGGGTCTCCGGGTGCGGCGCGAACAAGAACACGCGCATGGCGATGCCCTCATACAGGACGCAGACCGCGCCCCACTTGTGGCCGGTCACCAGCAGCTGGCCCTGCAGCTGGATGGGGCCCCGCGCCAGGTGGGGGGTCTCCTCGGGCGACACCTTGGTCAGCTTGGCCTCGAGCACGCCGGGCCCGTCCAGGAAGATCCGCTCCTGGCCGACCACCACGATCCCGCGGTCGGGATCGCTGACGATCTCCTGGCCGCTGCCATAGCCGACCCCGTCCAGGGAGCATTGCAGCGGGATGGCATCGTGCCGGTAGGGCACGGTGATCTGCGCGTCCACCCGCTCCAGGCCCAGCCGGCGGCCGGCCTCCCCCAGGATCACGGGCTCTAGGGCGTTGCCCCAGGCCATGGCCTCATTGCCAATGTCAGGCCGCGGCTTGCCGTCAATGGCGTTGATGCTGAACTGCAGCTCATCGTTTGGGGTGCTGTAGTTCGAGAAACCCATCAGGCCTGGCAGCCTGCTGGCGCTCATCTCACGGTCATCTGTGAGTTTTCCAGCCATTTTTTACTCCTTTCTGAGGGCGTAGACGCGCACCACGCGGGCGTGCGCTTGGGGGTGGGTGGCCTCGGTGAAACCGACAGCCTCGAATTGACGGGTCTTGAACACCGCGCCCAGGACGGACGGGTGGAGCTCTGCGGGCAAGAGAACCTGTGCCCGTATGTCGTTGATGCTTACCGTGCCTTTGGCCCGGCAAACCTCTACCGCTAGGGTTCGGCAGCGACCCAGGAACTCTGTGTCTCTCTGCTGAAACAGGTTGAGCTGGGCGTCGCGGATCGCCCGGCCGGCGTTGAGGCCATCCATGATGGCCCTCAAGCGGTAAGGGTTACGACGACGACCGCGATGACGGCGATGATGTAGAGCGCGATGTCATGCCACTCATGGCGGCTTGACGAGCTCTGCTTGAGAAGGGCGCGCTGGATGAGCTCTTCCTGCCGGCTGAACAGGACGCGCCGCGGCGGCTCATAGGCCGAGCCGATGAGGACTTTGCCGGTGTTGTAGACCTTGCGGCCTACGCTATAGGTGGGTTTTCCCTGGGAATAAACAGCATATACATCGTCGCGGTTTCCCAACAAGATCTTGTGGTTGGGGTCGGAATAACCCGTATACACATATGCGCGTTTCCCCCCCTGGTGCCCGAGAGGTAGCGTGCTGATTTCCTTCATTTCTCATCTCCAAGTGGTGCAGTTGCCTGCAGATTACAAAACCCAAAGCTCAAATCCTGAGCCACCACTAGATGTAGTGGTCAGCCTCTGCGCGCTCGAGGTGCTTTGGCCAGCTTGATGCTGGTCTCCTTTTTGTTCGTTGTGGCCAGCCCGGCTCGGGCCCCTTCCATGGCGGCCCTGGCGGCCAGGATGCGCCAGATCTCGGCACGTTCGTCTTCCCAGCCCAGCCTGGTGAGCTCCTTGGACAGGTCGCTGAAGGTCTTGGCCGCCCACTTCACGTCAGAGAGGGTCAAGATGGGCACGTCCAGCCGGCAATTAACCCCACGGCCGACGCGGTTGAAGTAGTGCGCAATCTCTTTGCGCTGCAGGTTGTTTTCGCCGTCGAACGGCTTGAAGTACTCACTCATCTCTGTTGCCAGTAAGTTTGTCATATGCGGTTTCAACCAGGTCGGCACGCTGTTTGCGCAGCTGACGCTCGGCGTCACGGTTTGCCCGCTCGCGGCGGCTGTGAGCCCACCAAATGAAGGCGACCTGGCCAACAACTGCAGCCAAGACCACCAGGAAGAGCCATTCGGCCGCGCTCATTTGATCCTCTTGAGCAAGTTTGATACCTGGCTGGGATACCAATCCGCATTTCCTCTAGGGGTTTCAATGCCCCTGGCCGTCAAGGCCTCGGCAATGTCGCGCAGGGTCGAGGCCCCGGACTTCTTGATGATGTCACGCACCAGGGGGCCTACCCGCTCGGCGTAGGCGTCGGCCCTAGCCTGGATGGCCTTGATGCCCTCGGCGCTGCCGACCTCAGGCGTGGGGCTGCCCAGCTTCTTGCCCTTGCGCTTGAGCGCCTGCAGGGCGGCGCTGGTGCGGTCGCTGATGCGCTTTGCTTCGTACTCGGAGAACACGGCCATCATCTGCAGGAACGTGCGGTCAGCCTCGGGCATATCGGCACACAGAAAAGGCACCTTGCCGTTGAGCAGCGTGCTGATGAACTGTACATCACGCGCCAGGCGGTCGAGCTTGGCCACCACCAGCGTGGCCTTCTGCTTGCGGGCCAGCTCGAGGGCCGCGGCCAGCATGGGGCGCTCGCGCAGCCGCTTGCGGGTGCCCGACTCAATCTCGGTGAACTCACCGATCAGCGACCAGCGGCCGCCATTGAGGTAGGTGGTCACCAGCTGGCGCTGTGCGTCAAGGCCCAGGCCTGATTGGCCCTGGCGGTCGGTACTAACGCGGTAGTAGGCGACGAACTTGCCGTTGTGGGGGGACATCGTCATCTCCTGAGAGCGTCATCCGCTCGGTTGCGATGGCCGCATTTGACCGCTAGCGATATCGCTTGTCAAGTACCCAAACGTAGCGATTTCTTGGTGTTTCCCTGTACACAGATGTAACGGCCTGTTGTACAGTTCCCAAACGATACCGATGCGAAATCTATGACCGACCCACTCAAGCCATTCCTGGTGCGCCTGCGCGCAGACACCAGATCCCTGTTGGACAAGGCGGCTGCCGACCAGCGCCGCAGCCGGGCCAGCATCATCGATGAGCTGGTGCGTGAGGGCCTACAGGCCCGCTACGGCAGCCTGGAGCCGCGCCTGCAGCGCTTCCTGATGGGAGGCAAGGCGTGAATTACTTCGAGGCTGAGAAGCTGCAGCGGCTGGCCCAGGAGGGCCGGCCGGTTCCGGGCGAGGTGCTGGACGAGGCCCTATTCCTGACCGGCGACGGCCCCTGCCCTGCGGACTTCCCCGACCAGGAGATCGAGGACTTCGTCCAGGCGCTGCGCGAGGAAGGGCTGCTCTGATGGCCGTGGCGGTGCATTTCACCGTGGACGGCGAGCCGGTGGGCAAGGGCCGCCCGCGCTTTGCCCGGCGCGGCAGCTTCATCACCACCTACACCGACGCCAAGACGGTGAGCTACGAGAGCCGCGTGCGCCTGGCGTGCCTGACGGCCATGGGCGAGATCCAGCCGCTGACCTCACCCATTCATCTGCGCATTGAGGCGTGGATGCCGGTGCCCGCCAGCTGGCCCAAGCACAAGCGTTTGAAGGCCCTCGAGGGGCTGCTGGTGCCGGGCAAGCCCGACCTGGACAACATCGCAAAGGCGGTCATGGACGGCTGCCAGGGCGCGCTCTTTGTGGATGACAAGCAGGTCTGCCAGCTGCGCGTGGCCAAGCGCTACTCGATGAGGCCCTTGGTGGAGGTCTACGCATTTGAGGTGCTGCCATGAGGACGCGCTACGAGCAGGTCATCGAGGAGGACGGCGAGGTGCTCGAACGCCGCGACGTGACCGATGAAATCAACCGGCTGCGCCAGCGCGTGGCCAATCTGCAGGAGCTGTTGGCCTTCGTGCGCTCGGTGGCCGCTGACCTGGATCGCAAGCTGATGGAGAGAAGGACATGAGCTGCAGCGGAGTCTGCCGGCAGGGACGCGAGCCCTGCCCTACGCCTGGCGAGTGCCGCAACACGGGGCCTGGTGAGGTGCTGATCATCGTGGCGCTGTGCTGCGCCTTCTGCCTGGGCATCCTGGGCCTAGCCATGGCGCTGCTATGACATGGAAGCTGCCCGCTTACACCTGGGGCCAGGAACGCAAGCTCTGCAAGCGCTGCAAGCACTACCGCGAGCGCGTGAGCGACGTGCGTCACGCCCAGCCGAGCGTTGT